CTTTAGTCACAATCCCCTCTTCGACCAGATATTCTACTAGGCCAGGATGTCTGGTAACAACAACGTCAATTTTCATAATTCTTTTCTCCTTATTTCAATCACCTTGTCAATTGACTTCGGGTTCATCCGACTGCGGTAATTACCGGTAGCCAAGTCACCTAGGCTTGTCTCTATAACCAGTGCAAAATATTCGTAGGATTTTGAGCGCTTGAGTTCTCGCTCAAAGCGATCTCTACCGATAGAGAGGGAGCCGACACAATCGTCTAAATTTTTCCGTTCGATTGCGATCTGGTCCTCGTATCCCTGGATTGAGTAATCACCGGTAGACAGAGTGGCGCGGATAGAAGGCGTCTTGAACTTGTAGGCGTTTTGCTCACGCGTATCGATAATTAGGGTGATATTATCCATTGCAATGTTCTCATTTTTTGAGCGATTTTGTCAAGAGGGGGGTAAAAACAGAACTTATAATAATATCAAGCAGCTAGGTTATAGAGGTTTGGCTAAGTATTTAATATTATTGTATATATTCCGTTGGGGCCTCTTTGGTTTGACTTTGACATGAGGGGGGGGGGTGAGAAGCCTTAATCAAAGATTAATAATACCTGTTTTGGATATTGTCAAGAGGCAGAGATGAAAATAATAGTAAACCTTGACAAATTCCCTTAAAGATCTTATGGATACTGATAGTGCTGCATTTTTTGCATTATACAATATATGGTATTACGGGGAAATTATGAAAACAGTATTCCATAAACGGAAACGGGATGACCATCCTTGGAAGAATTCTCCAGTCCTTGAACTTGCCAGAGAACCAGTAGCAGGGGGTACCCACCGGCTTGGTGAGAAAAGTAAATTGTGGGAAGTGGCGGATGTTACCTGGTGCTTTGAGCCGGGGCCCGTGAATGTGTTTAGCCACTTTAGCTGCGGGGTTGTGTAATGGCAAAAGCAGGTCAGCCCACCAAATTCAACGAGAAGGTTAAGAAGCAAATCTTGTGTATGGCCCTCAAGGCGTTTACTGACGTTGAGATGTCCAATATTCTAAGTATTGACGAATCTACACTTACCCATTGGAAGAAAAAATACCCCAAGTTTTTCACGTCCGTAAAGGATGCAAAGGCTGAAGCTGACAAGAATGTGGTCAAATCTTTGTACCAAAGGGCATGTGGTTTTGCATGTCCGGCTGAGAAACGCACTGTAGTTGTTGATGGGGTGGAACGCACTGAAATGATTACAAAATTTTATCCGCCTGATCCTACCAGTATGATTTTTTGGTTGAAGAACAGGGACAGGGCGAACTGGAGAGATAAGCAGGATGTTGCCGTGAGTGGAGATTTGACGGTTAACGTAGTCAAGTTTGGTAAAATTGACGACGATATTGGGAAAAAGAAAGATGGACCGGAGACCTAGTGTCTAGCACTGTGACACTCCCCAACAATTGGCATCCCAGACCCGACCAGATGGCACTATGGGCCTACATGGAGGCAGGTGGTAAGCGAGCCGTCGAAGTCGCACATAGGCGCTGGGGGAAGGATGATTGTGCTTTACATTATACAGCAACAGCAGTTTTCCAACGCGTAGGCAATTACTGGCACATGCTTCCCAAATATGACCAGGCGCGCAAGGCTATCTGGGATGCTGTTAACCCAAGGACGAGCTTGAGACGCATTGACGAGGCATTTCCCAAAGAAATCCGCAAGCGGACCCGCAACGATTCGATGTTTATAGAGTTTCGTAACGGATCGACTTGGCAGCTGGTAGGGTCTGACAATTATAACGCTATCGTCGGATCACCCCCGGTCGGTTTAGTTCTTTCCGAGTGGGCGTTGGCCGATCCCATGGCATGGGCGTATCTTTCCCCTATCCTTGAGGAAAACGGCGGTTGGGTTATGTTCGTTTATACTAGCAGAGGGAACAACCACGGGAAGACTACTTTTGAGACAGCGAAAAGAACTGAAGGCTGGTTCGCCGAAAAGAAAACAGCGATCGAAACTAAAGTTTTTAGCACTGAACAGCTCGGGAGAATACAAACTGAATATATTGATCTCTTTGGGTTAGAATTGGGGGGAGCGTTATTTTCCCAGGAATACTTATGCGTACCGGCTAGTACTTTAATCTGGACTGATAGAGGCCAGAAACCGATTGAGGGACTTTCGGTTGGAGATATAGTATTAACTCATGCAGGCAGATGGCGCAAGATTACAAAATGTTTTTGCCGGGAATATGAAGACGATTTGTGTAAAATAAAATCTTCTGGGAATTGCCAGGCCTTAATTTGTACTCCCGAACATCCAGTGCGTACATATAATCCAAAAACCCAGAAATATGAATGGGAAAAAGCTTCAGACATAACGGGGACTCACTGGATTACTTTTCCAAAGACACAATCTTCAAATTCTTTTATAAAGCCTGAATTAATAGAGTTGATTGGGTGGTATATCACCGAAGGCTCTGTAATGAAAAATGCAGTTTCTTTTTCATTAAATAAGAAAGAGACACATTATGTACAGAGAATCCAGGAAATAGCTGCCGAGTTTGGCAAATGTAGCAAACATGAACTTCCCACGGCTATGATGGTGCAGGTGTGTTCATGTAGATTAGCTGATTTTTTGGTTACGCATTGCGGATCTGGAGCTGCAAATAAAAGAATTCCATGGAATTTAATATCTGGGCACGAAGAACTTTTATATAACACTTTAATTGACGGTGATGGATGTAGAGGACAATATAAAAGTGCTACAGAGGTATATTCGACTATTAGTCTATCTTTAGCAAGAGATGTACAGATGTTGGCTCACATAATCGGGAAAAGAGCTCGGATAAATAAAGGCAAGACAGCAGGAATTGGTTTTATTGAAAAACGAAAGTGTAATTTTTCTGATTCTTATAATGTTTTTATGTCACCAACAGAAAAGAAAAAGTGTGGTAGACAAAAGGTTATATTGGCTAAACATTCTGCTGCATGCAAGGTTCTTTCTGTAGAAAAAGAAAAATATATAGGGAAGGTTTATAATATAGCAGTCCAGTTTGACGAAAGTTATGTAGCTAACGGGGTGGTTGTCCATAATTGCGATTTTGCCGGTGCGGTCATGGGCGCTTATTATGCTACCGCGATTGCCAAGGCCAGGGCTGAGAAGAGAGTAACAGTTGTTCCGTGGCAACCAGGACTAGAGGTTGACACCTTTTGGGATCTTGGTTTAGACGATTCGATGTCGATCTGGTTCATGCAGCCAATGGGAAAATCATACCACTGGATTGACTACTGTGAGGGCGTAGGATTCGGCATGGAGCACTATGCTAAGCAACTCAAGGCTAAGCCCTACGTATACGGTAACCATTGGATGCCGCACGATGCCCGCAACAGGGAACTTAGCACTGGGGAGATAGCGCACTCGGTAAAAAAAACTGCTGAAAATTTAGGTATTAAGCCTATAATAGTGGTTGACAGGGCTCGCAATATGGATGTAATTATGAGAGAGCATATCCCGGCCTGTCGGAATGCTATTGCTGTAAGCTGGTTCGACGAAGGAAAATGTTCTAAAGGTCTTGCAGGGTTAGAAAATTATCGATCAGAGTATAGCGAGAAGAAAAAGAAGTTAGGTGATAGGCCATTGCACGACTGGACCTCTCATCCCGCGGACGCTTTTAGAACTTTTGGCGCAGGGTATAGGCAGATTACGAAACAAGAATTACCAAAAAGACAGTATCTTGGCGGATTCATGGGGAGATAAACAAATGAAAATAGTTGTTATTTTTCTCTTGGCGTTGTTATGGACGTTACCTTGCTATGCTTACAGAGACGGTGACATCGAAGATAGGATAAGTGACATCGAATGGACGCTGGCTACACAAGCTGACGAGCAGCGACGTTTAGATGATTTGAACAGGCGAGCCAAGGCGTTGGAGTCGATGCGGGATAGGATAAAAGCAGATCCATATTCTGGAGGACTTGGGTTGAGTACATCGACACACAGTAGATAAACATTATTTATAAGGAGCCATAGATGCCATACGTTAAGCTAATCACGGGTGATATTTTCGAAGTTGCGGAAAACAAATTCAATGGAATCAAGAAGACCGGGAAGATTAATCCTTTTGCTGTTCATTACGATGGTAAGACCGGAGTGGGTTTTGTTGGATCTCATATCGTGGCTATGTATCGGGATAATCCAGCGCAACAGCTTCTGGTGGGGTCTTCGGTGACGCCGGAATTTGTAGAGAAGGCTGAGGCTGAGATACACGCAGGCCGGAAACCCGGTAGGCCTCCCAAGGCAAAATGAGAGGATAAATCATGTCAAAAGAAAGGCGCAATACAATTACAGGAACTTTGGCCGGAACAGCATGGGTAACATTAAAAACCTTTGAGTTCCGCGGCAAGGTGAGTGAGATATGGGCCAAGATACCGGCTCTTTCAGGGACTTCGACCGTGTCCTTCGCTCTATTCGATCATTCGCAGGAAACAGATGTAGACGAACGGTGGAACTCCGGCACAAAGGCTGAAAGCACCACACAGGACATGGTATTTGATCCGGCCAAGTCTGTGGCACGTGGTGATATGATCAAGATGAAAAAATCTGAGGCCGGGACTGAAACCGTAGAAGCTATAATTTTCTGGGAACGGAATTAACGGGCTTGGCATAAAATGACCCTACTAAAGTCAGAAAAGCTCAAAGATGCTATAGACAAGCTAAAAGAATCTTCAGCAGTGTCTAAGAAGTTTGGTAAGGATAAGCGCAATGATTTTGCTTTCAAGGCTGGGCATCAATATACCAAAGAGGAAAAGAATGCTCTTGAGAATGCTAATCCACCGCGTCCCGCATACGTATGGAATATGATTGAGCCTTGCGTTAAGTTAGCCGTCGGCACGGTTATCCAGAATCCTTTTAGGATATTTCCAGAGCCGCGCGAATCGTCTGACCAGCTATTGTGCGATGTATTGAGTGAGATAATTGATTTTGTAGATGACAGGATGGGTGCGGGGGCAGAAGAAGTTGAGGCATACGACGATTCGGCTACTTGCGGTGCAGGATATGTTGAGATTGATGTTGCGGCAGACCCGGAACGTCCCCTTGAAATTCTGATGACTGAGACAGTAGTTCCCTACTATGAGCTTTCACCGGACCAGACGAGTCGCAGGGACGACTGGAAAGATTCGCGATGGCTATTCCGAGAGAAATGGCTTAGCGTAGAAGACTTCAAAATAACGTATCCTGAACATGCCTCACGGGTTAAGGAAATAATGAAGTCAGGGAAGGTGTATACTTTCCTTGATGAGGTTAGCACTCACGAGATTGATGGCATACCAGTAGACGACGCACCTTCCAGCGATTATGACCGGGAGGCTGATCCTGATTTTTACAATATGGAGAAGGGCCTAATCCGTGTGATCAGGATGCAGTATTGGGATAGTTACCAACGATATTACGGCTTTAATCCTACCACTAAGGAAGTCGAGGAATTCCCAAAAGAAAAGCTTGAGGCATTGAAAGAACGTATACCAAATTTTGACTATACTAAATTATGGGATAAAAAGCTTAAATTTTTTGAGTTTACCGGAGACGAGATTCTATATGATGATGATTCACCTATCCCTGTTGATGGATTTAGCATTGTCCCAATGTTTTGGGCCAAGGATAAGAGTGAGGACATAATTGATTACTTTGGGATAGTCAGGCCGCTAAAAGATCCTAACCGCGAAGTCAACAAACGGTGGTGCCAGGCACTAAATTCCTTGGTGAGCCAAGGGCAGGGCGTTATGGCTGAGCAAGATGCCTTTGTTGACCCACGCCAAGCCGAAAGTAGTTGGTCGGATCCGCGTGAGATAACTTGGATGAACGAAGGTGCTCTTGCGCAAAATAAAGTCCAGGAGAAGCCCGTTCTTGTATTTCCTGACGCAGCAATGAAAATGGAACAAGCGGCCCAGGAGGCAATTAGAACAATTAGCGGATTCAATCCTAACCTGTTGGGCAATATCGGCAGCAAGCAAGAATCGGGGGTTGTAATTCGACTGAGAATTCAACAAGGCCTTGTTTTACTTGCAAGGGCTTTCGCCAATTTCAAAAAGATGCGGTTTGAGTTATATAGGCGTAAGCTTGCTATTGTTATGAAATATATGCCTGAAAGCCAGATGCTTCGCATTCTGGGCGGGAATGACAAGTATCAAATTCAAGACGGTGTAATCCATGACGTGAAGAGGGGCCTATCCGCTGAACTTCGCAATGTCAAAGATTTGAAATACAACGTGAAGATTGAGGATGCGCCTGGGAATATTACAAAAACCATGTCAGAGCTTGCTATTTTCATGGAAATGATGAAACTTGGTTTCCCCGTGAATCCCGAGGCTGTAATTGAAAAACTTGATTTAAGCGCGGGGGATAAGGCTGATTGGTTAGAGTTTATTCAACAGTCTAAGCAGGAGCAAAGCCAAGCCCGTGAAATGGAAATGAAACAAAAAGCCGCCGGGGAACAAATGAAAGAAAAGATTGAACAGGGTAAAAGACAAGTTGATTATGCTAAGATTGAGGTTCAGAAAGAAGGGAATAAGCAGGATTTTATTGTTGACCTGGCTAATCTTGACCAAGCCGAAAGAGCAGTGGCTAAAAAGCTGATGTCTGAATTCATTAAGCAGGGCATGGCGCAGGCAGCTTCATCCGCTCAGGATAAGATGGCAGCCCAAAGACAACAGCAACCTTTATTGCCAGGGCAACAGCAGCAACAGCAGCAACAACAGCAACAGCAGCAACAGCAACAGCAGCAACAGCAACAGCAGCAACAGCAACAGCAGCAACAGCCTGCGAGGCAAATGCCGCAAGCTGGAATGAGATAACAATTCACGATGTCCAATATTGATAAAGTATTAAACAAATTAATAAGTATCTGTCAAGCGTGAAAGTTTATGGTACAAAATAACAAAGGAGAACAAGCCATGCCTTAAAAACATAGAGTTTAAAATTACATTTAAAATCAAATAACTAATAACTAACACGAGGACCATATAGGCCCGGTTAGCAATTCTTATGATCGGCTCATCCCCGCTAAAAGATGTTTTCGGTTCACCACTGTTAAACGGTGCATCGGCTCACTCCCGAAGAGTGAAAGGAAAGAACAATGGCAGAAGAAAAAACAACAATAGAAGAGATTATGGAAGCAAAGGACATTCTCCCTGAAATCGAAGAAGTAGAAACTCCAGCGTTCTCCGGCGAAGAAATTACGCCCTCGCCAGGCGGAAAAGAGGCTGTTGGAAGTCCTGCACTCGAAGTTGATGCAGGGGGGGAGCCGGTAATCGCGCCAAAAAATCCTATAGATAAGCGGTTTGGTGAGCTCGAAACAGCCAACAATGGATTACTCGAAGAACTCAAAAAAGAAAGGAATAAGAGACAGAATCTTGAAGGCCGTTTTAGCCAGGTTAATGAATTTCTTGTCACCGCACAGCAACAGCGTCAGCAAGAGACCGCACAGCAACAGGCAGCGGCGCAACCGACTGTCCCTGAAGATCTTATGGTTGAGTTCAGGCAAGACGGAGACGGTGAAACCGAAACTCCTATAATCAAAGCTTCTGCAATTAGAGAAATAATCCGAAAAGAACTTACTCCACTCCAACAGGACTTAATGAGTACCAGAAATCAGCAAGTACAGCAGACGCAGTTTGATGGGCTACAGAAGATACAAAACAGCATTGTTTCAGAAAATGCTGCCTATCGAGGTGGTATGCAAAAATTAAGCGGTGAATGGGCTTGGATTAGCCAGAACTTTGACAATCTTGTTAACTCGACTGGTCGGGGTCCAAGGTCACAGCGAGAGGCTGAAGAAATGCTTTATTCGTCTGGTATAGAAGCAGAATTTGCAAAACGATATCCTGCTTCTGATTTTGAAACAGTTGTTGAGGCATTTATGGCTACCGGCTCGACTATTACCAGGAAGTTACGCAAGGCGTTGGGAATGGCGTCAGCGGCTAAAGGTACGCCTGGAAAATCTCTTGATCAAGCCAAACTTCTTGGTAGAAAGACGTCCTTTGCTAGTGTGCCTAATAGTAAAAAGCCGGGCATGAAACTTGAAAGTATTGCTGATTTACCGCTTGAGTCTCTCTTATCTTTAACCGAGACCCAGGCAGAAAAATTATATGACCTGATGGAGGAGGAGTAACAAAAAATGAGGTAATAAAATGGCTGCTACTGAATTTGCAACAGGTTCAGCGCAAAATGTTCTTAATTGGTCTACCAAGGCTTTCCGCGAGTCTCTAAAAAGCACACATCTTTTTCAGAAGTTTGTAGGACTCGGGAAAAAAGTCAATGGTATGCCTACAAAGAAACGCGCTGTAATTGAATTTTTTGACGAAATGGACAAAGGTGAGGGAGATACTGTCAAATACGATCTGTTAATGCAGATGACAAAAGATCCTATCACTGGAGATAACCGAGCCAAAGGAATGGGCGAAGCCCTGGTTTATTACCAAGATTCGCTTGTTATCGACCAGATGAGGTTTCCGCACGAATTCAAGCGGATGTCTCAGCAAAGAACGCTACATGATCTAAGAAGCGATGCTCAAGAAAATATCAGCGATAAATGTGGTGATACTCTTGAGAGTTATATGTGGCGATTTTTGTGTGGCGATACGACCATAAGCTTTGGTCAGTCGGGTACGGCTCCTGATAGCGCACACTACTATGTATGCGGTGATGTTTCTCATACAGGGACTATTGCCACAGATGAAGGCAGCCTTGGGGCTAATGATCAGCTTTCACTTGAGGATCTTGACTATGCCAAGGAAAAGGCAACTGTGCCGACGACGGGCATCCCTCCGATTCGTCCGGTTAAGATTGAGGGCGGCGAGTACTTTATAGTCGTTCTTCATCCATATCAAGCAACAGATATACGCTTAGGCATTGGGCCTGGCACTAATATTGACTGGACTACAATTCAGCAATATGCAAATGTTCGTGGCCTCAAGAACCCTGTATTTACAGGGGCACTTGGCGTTTACCACGGCATGATAATTTTTGAGACTCACCATATACATTCCCCGGTTTCTAATGTACGCAGGGGAATGTTGCTTGGTGCTCAGGCCGGTTCTTTTGCTCTCGCCAATCCGTATGACAAGATGGATCAGTCAAGATACGGGAAAAAGAATTACATGAGTTGGGCGGAGGATGCGGACGATTACGGTAATCAGAAAGGCATTTGCGGTGGAATGGTGTGTGGAATTAAAAAGAATACCTTTAATTCTAAGGACTTTGGCACATTAGCCATCACTTCTTATGCTGCTGCTCACTGACATTAATTAATTAAAGGGAGGGGGGGAGGATCCTCTCCCATAATTTCTAAGAGGTAAACAATTATGGCTACTACGTATAATTTTACAGACGGGTCAATCGCTGGGGCAATAACCCCCAGGGTTAAGACTGCCGAAGAGAATGAGGTATTTTTTCTTCGCAACATTGTTGATTTTTCATTGCAGACAATAGAGGCCACTGCGACTGATACAGCCCAGGTTATCAATATTCCGGCGGGAACCACCGTTCTCACTGCCTGGCTTAGGGTAATTACTGCCGAGACAGCAAATGGAACAGTAGATCTTGGTTATGGGGGTGATCCTGACGTCTGGGGTGTTGCTCTTGCGGTTGATGGTGCTGCGGGAAGCCTGCTTGGATATCTTCGGGTTCCTTTATATTTCTCCGCTACTGATACCATTGACATCCTGGCTACTACAGATACCGGCGCTGTTGATATTGACGGTTTAAAGGTTGAAGTCGTGGCGATGTGCGTGAAAAACCTTTCGGCATTTTAGCTTGTAGGGGTAAATACAAATAATACAAGGAAGGGTGATTTTCCAAGGTTCGCCCTTCCTTATGTGAGGTAATAAAATGGCTGCTACATATAACTTTACGGATGGCACTATTGGGGGTCAGATGATCCCGAGTAGCCATTCTAAGATAAAATCCAAGAAGGCTGCTGTGCGGCCTTTATCACCAATAGATCAGCATCTTTTCGTTTTACGAAATTATGTTGATTTCACAAAGCAAACTTTGGATACGGGCGATACAGATGTTGCCCAGGTTCTGAATGTGATTGCCGAAACCACAGTTTTAGATGTTTGGGCTCGGATCGTCACGGCTGAAGGTACTGGAGCAATCCTCAACCTTGGCTATGGCGGTGATGTAGACAAGTGGGGTCAGGAACTCGCCATGGATGTCACAGGGGTAGTCCCTACCATTTACACCGCTTCGGATACCTGGGATGCCGCTTCTCTTCCCGATGGCGATGAAGAAGCCAAAGAAGTTACGGTGAACGGGGCACAGTTGGGTGATATGTGCGTTGCTTATTACAGCATTGACCTAGCTGACGTGGCGTTAACTGCCTCTGTTACGGCAGCCGATACAGTCACCGCGTTATTGCTGAATAACACAGGCGGTACACTTGATCTTGGCACGGCTACTTTGACTGTGATGGTAAATAAAGCTCCACTAAGGCAAGTCCCGGTCTACTTCTCTACTGCCGACACTATTGATTTTTCCGGTGCCGGAACGGTCGATTGTGATGGGCTCATAGTTGAGGTAAGCGCACTTTGTTTCAGAACTGACTAAAAGGGAATACGCCAAGTTCTGGCGGAATTTAAGCCTGTAGAGACGGCAGCTCTGGCTATCAGTTGTTATGGTGGTGAAACTATTGTCTATGAAGCAGGAGATAACCTCAGTTGGTAACAACTGGTAAGAATTATGGATCGGTAATAAGAAAAGATGACCACTCCAGATACCCTAATAACCGTAGCAAGATATGATCTTCGGGATATTGATGTAGCTGAGTATACTGTTGCCGAGCTTTTAGAGTATCTCAACAGGGCCATATTCCAGCTTGACTATACGTTATCCGGAATCGGGAGCGATCTTGTAATGGCTGAGGATACGAGCAAAACTCTTGTGAGCGGCGACAATTCGGTCGCTGTGCCGACAAATACCATAATTATTACCGATGTGTGGATTGATACTACTCAACTTAGTCCGATGACACCGCCTGCAAGACTTTATTATGAAAGAAAATGGATATCCTCTACTGGACAGCCTGACTATTGGTGTGTGATAGGGCAAAATATTGAATTTGAAGAGACTGCTGATGCTGATTATTCGCTGACTTTATATTTGGACAAAGCAACCGGAACTCTGCTTATTGATGGAACCCTGCCTTATGCAGATCAATTTAATGATACCTTAAGACAAGCAGTGGTTGTTCAGGCCAAAAATCGCAACGAATTTGATGCTGGGATGGATGGAGCTTTAATGAAATTTTTCAGTCAAGCGGTAATGTCAAAAAATATTATGAGACGGTATGCACCACAAATGCCTGCCAGAAGAAAATTGGATTTCTGAAAATGCCGTGGCCTACTTCAAATACTCAACCACGGCAATCACAGCCTTTAATGCTCTGGACTAAACCTCTGGGCCTTAATTCGGTTGTCAATGAAAAGCAATTGCTCCCAGATGAGTTTGCTTCTTGCCAAAATTTCAAGCTCAACGATTTCGGAAAATGGGTAACAAGAGACGGTCTCAAAAAAGTAAGTAGTGTCGCAACTGGCGCCGCAATAAAGCATATTGCCTATATTCCTATAGGAGCAAATACCTATATTTTTTTAGTTGATGCTGATCACAAAATTTACAAATGCACAGGAGTAGAACCCACTATCGATCCGGGTAACGCGCTTGCGACCCTGAGCGGTGAGGCAACCTTGGTGCCATTTAACGGCTATTGTGTCATTCTTGATGGAGATTATATCAAAGTGACGCAGGGGACAACAGTTAGTCTTGCCTATGATGATGGAGTGGGCCACGCGGCCTATCAACATAGCAATTTATGTGCAAATGATGATAATACTCAAAGTCTCTATTCTGGATCAAAAATCCGTTGTGGGACTAAGTTCACTACAGGCGTCTTTACGGGTTATACGATTCCTTTAACTACCTTGGATATTTGGATCAATAAGGCAGGTTCTCCGACGGGCAACATTACGGCTAAATTGTTCAATGCTTCAGGGGACACATTGCTTGCAACATCTGCAGCAATCAACATTGCTACACTAACCACAAACGCCATACAAAAAAGCTTTGTATTTGATGGCAGCTATTTTATGGCCTCGGCCACTGAGTTTATTATCTGCTTAGAATATTCTGGCGGGGGTGCTGCCAATTATCTCAAAGTCCATGGCTCCACGGTAGCATCCGGTGGAGATCAATATTACTATGATGGCACTTGGCACAATGTGTCTACCGCAAATACAAACTTAGGCGTAAAGCCTGGATTGCCACCTAAAGCCAAGTTTGGAGACGTAAAAGATAATAGGCTTTTTGTAGCCGGCGACCCGGACCATCCCGGGTATATTTGGTATTCAAATGTCAATACTGTTTTCGACTGGTCTACCGCTACTTCCCTTTTGTCTACAAACACTGGTTATGATACGGACGGTGGGGGGTATGTTTCTGCGGTTGACGATAACGCAAATTCGTATCCTGTGGGGGGGATTGTCGCTCATTACGGCGATCTCTTTGTTTTCGGAAAAGAGCAACAGCCATATATCTCTCGTTTGACAGGAGCAACTCCTAACGATTTTACTCTCCCGCCATTGTTTCAACAGATATTTACAAATCACAAAACTGTGAAAAGTTTGAGAAACGATGTTTGGCTGGCAAGTGGAGAATCTGTTCATAACATAGCAGGCGTACAAGAATACGGGGATATCAGGACTTATTCTCCTGGCGATCCCGTAAAGAATAAAATAGCTACCTATTTTGATGATAATGCCTTTGCTGAGTATAATCCGGCAGATGGACAATATTTAATCAAACTTAATGGGTATGACAATGTGCTTGTTTGTCATGTAGCATACCCCATAAATTCAGAAGAGGGTCCGACCAGATATCCCTGGTCAGAATACAAATTCAAGAATCTTACTCCGACTGCTTTTGCGTCTTTCAATAATAAATTCTATGTAGGATGTTCAAATTATTATCTTTATAGACTAGATGATACTTTGGTTCAAGATGATGGGGCAACTCCTGACTACGAAATAAAATCAGCAATCCTGGGAATGCCGGGGGCTTCCATCCTTGTACGAGATATGTTTATTGAATTAGCAAGCGCGGCAAATGCAAGCTGGACAATGGCATTTTATCGAAATGGGAGCGATTCGGCATTTCTGAGCAAAAATCTTTCAACCTCTGCCGGTCCAGTTCAATCCCGCTTAAATTTTTCCTGTGATTCAATTCAGGTAAAACTGGATACATTAACTTTTACAAGTCCTGTAAATATCCAGGGATTGGGATTATTGATTGCATCCATGAGAAGTAGAGGACACTGACATGGCTAAAACTCTTTGGCGGCAAACATTTAAGCAAAACGGGGTTCTTCTAAAGAATGCCGGTGTTTCGATTTATCTTGCCGGTACGTCTACACCTGCCCGTGTTTTTGATGCCAACGATAGCCTTCATGACACAGCGCCTCAAATCTATACCGATTCAGCAGGATTCGCTGATTTTTATATTGATCCCGATGATTATTCTAGTGGGCAGCTATTTGACATAGTATGTCAACCCGATGCTCGCTGCAACACTGAAAACGAAGTAAGACTTCCATCTTTACAGATTCTTCAGGATACGGAAGGATACAGAAATTATCGAAATGTATTTGCTCAAACATCTATGCCCACTATAGGTATGCGGGAAAATGACCTCTGGTTTGATACGGATAATGACAATGAACCCTATAGATATGATGGAACCAACTGGTCTTCAATAAGAGACGGCACAATAGCAACAGCGGCCAACACCGCTAATTGGAGTCAGATAGCAGATGATGATACCCATAAACCTGACGATGGCGCTGATGTAACTAGTGCTAATAATTGTCTCAATCCTGGTGATTATACATCACAGCATAATTGTCTCAATCCTGGTGATTATACATCACAGCATAATTGTCTCAATCCTGGTGATTATACAGCCAGTCATACGGCCGATAACACGGTTTATGTAAATGGTTCTACCACCCAAGCAGCCTATGGCTTTGATATGTATGGCGAATTTAGAATGCACGCTGGGCAAGCTATAGATTTCCGTAATTCAGGAGATGTGTTTTATGCGGCTATATTTGCAGATAATAATTATTTATATGTGCACTGTAATCGTGGAATTTACATGACTGCTGAAAGTGGTTATGCCTTGAAATTGAAATGTTCATATGAAGTGCAGATTTTTTCCCCAGCCATGGTTCCTTATACTAATTTATCTACAGATTTGGGATCACTTAGTTATAGATTCAGGGATTTATATGTACGTCATGTCAATACAAGTGGACAAGTAGCTTGCGTAGATATAGTGAGAGCTTATAAGGCTGCTGGAAGACTTAAACTTTATAGCATTGTAGACCATTCTTTCTTGAGTCAGTATGAGTTTGAATTTACAACATAATCTATAATTTTGGGAAAAATAAATGAACACAGAACTTAGAGAATCAATTAAAGTAACAAGGGAAGAATTGACATTACTGCGATTTGCATTTGATCTCGAAACAGAGAGAATGCAAGTTGAGGCTGTCAACAAAAAGTATGATGTTAATAACGAGCTAATTAATTCTGAACCGGTCCGGCTAATTTTCAGAAATGAAAGGTATAAAAAAGCCAGAGATTTTTGTTTAGCTGTTAATGCCAATACACCTGAGAGAATTCTCAATATGCTTTTACGGAAACTGGAAATAGATAGAAAGCTTAGTGATAATACGTTATGCGAATCTTTGCCGGAAGGTGTACTGCCTCATAGGGGGATAAAAAAATAATGGAGCAAAAACAGAATCAAGAATTACTTGTTAGGGTACAAGATAAATTTGTTCCTTTTATGAGAAATTTCGATGCTGAAAACCGAGGCAATCGCCTAAGTAAAGAAATCATTGCTGGATTTGGTGGATTCTTAGAAAATCTTGTTATGGAAATACTTGAAGAAGAACTGAGCAAGAAAAAAGGGCAGTCAGATTCTATATTGGATACAAAGACTGATGAGATATAATCAATGAGTTTCCCAACTGGTTGGGGCCGCAAATGTGCCCTAGTAATACAATCAAGCAAGGTTGATGCCAATCAGGTAAACTTTCCTGTTTTGCTGACAAAGGATACTTTGCCATCTGAGATGTTTGATGCAGATGGAAGCTACCCTGCGCTCAGTGGTGGTGGTGATATCCGTTTTTCGTCTGATAGCGCTGGGGACACCCAACTTGCCTGTGAAGTTGTTACCTCCACGATTGATAATGACCCAGCCAATGGAGTTGCCGAGATTTGGGTAAAAGTTCCTTCAATAAGCTCTTCATCTAACACAACCATTTACGTTTGGTATCATAAGTCTGGAGAAAGCCAGCCTGCAATAGACAATGCTTATGGTGCTGAGAATGTGTGGGACAGTAATTTTATTATGGTTCAGCATATGAATGATGCGACCACTTCTACCATTACTGATTCTACAAGTAATAGTAATGATGGGACGAAAAAAGCTGCGAATGAACCAATAGAGGCTACTGGGAAAATAGGTAAAGGGCAGGATTTTGATGGTAGTGCTTCTGGCGATGATTATATAACACCAGCTAATATGCTTGTAGTTAATAATACCTCTTGGTCTATAAGTGCTTGGATTAGATCATCTGGAATTGGGACAATATTTGGAGAAGGATACAATGGAAATACTTCATGGGCACTCTTGCTCCAGATAGATCCAAACTCCCCGTATTCAGCACGAATAATATTCAAAGAAAATGCTACTTGGAAATGCGAAGCAAAAGGAACAACTGCTATAAATGATGACGCAATTCACTATATTGTTGGCACACAAGCGAGCAAAAGTTCCAGATCGGTTTATGTGGATGGTGGGGCTGTGGAGGGGACGAACACAGATTTACTAGGTGATATGTCAATATTGAATACCTGTCATATTGGTATATTAGAAAGATCAACTTTCGGAACTTCTTCGGACGGTTGGATAGATGAGGTTCGTGTTTCAAATATAGCTAGATCTGTTGAATGGATGGGAGCAGAATACAAAAACCAAAGTGATCCCGGAACTTTTGTTATAGAGGGAACACCGGAAATACCTGCTCTTGCAATGGGTGCAGGTTCTTTTGCACTTACAGGCGCAGATGTCGATTTATTGTTGGGGCGCTCACTTAATATGAATGCGGGATCATTCACCTTCACCGGTGCAGATATTGATTTGTTGCGAGGTCGTTTACTTGCGATGGATTCCGGATCTTTTGTTCTCACCGGTGCAAATATTAACCTCATCTATTTAATAACGTATTTACTTGCGATGGATTCCGGATCATTCACCTTAACCGGTGCAGATATTGATTTGCTTGTGGACAGATATTTATCAATGAATGCGGGATCATTCACCTTCACCGGTGCAGATATTGATTTGCTTGTGGACAGATATTTATCAATGAATGCGGGATCATTCACCTTCACCGGTGCAAATATTAACCTGTTGCGAAACCGCTTCCTTGCAATGGATTCAGGATCATTCACACTCACCGGTGCTGATATCGGCTTATTTTTCAACCGTCTTTTATCAATGGACTCAGGAGAATTTATACTAACTGGGACTGACATAACATTTACTCGGAGTGGATTACCCATTGGCAGAATGAAGATAACATTTACACCAAGGAAGCCGGGGATAACATTTACACCAAGGAAGCCGGGGATAACATTTACACCAAGGATTTAAAAGGAGTTTGATTATGGCAACTTTCAATAAATTTCAATCTTTTGTAGAGGCTATAGCAGAAAAGAAGCATGACCTCGGAGCAGATCAGCTTGTGGTGGCTCTGAGCAATGTCGCTCCAGTAGCTACCAATACTGTATTGGCTGATCTTACCGAGGTGGCTTACACGTTTTGCTCGACACGAGATATTGCTACTGTCTCTTCAGCACAAACTGCAGGAACCTATGCTCTTGTCTTAACAGACTTAACCCTGACTGCATCTGGTGGTAGTATAGGACCATTTCGCTATGTGACAATCTATGATAACACAGCGACAAATGACGAATTGGTTTGCTGGCATGATTATGGCTCCTCGATAACGGTAGCAGATGGGGAAACTCTCAAGCTCGACTTTGGTGCAAACATACTTACTCTTGCTTGAAGGTATATATCATGGCAACTGTATTATCTGTTCACGCGGATGAAGGTGGCACTTATGTTGTTAATATTGCCACCACTGATGAAGATGGGAGTACCAAGGCTCCCGAAACTCTCAACTGGACGCTTACTGATGCAAGCGGCACGACAATCAATAGTAGAGATGAGGTTGCGATAGCTTCACCGACTGCCTCGGAGGATGTAGTTCTCTCCGGTGATGACTGTGCAATCCAGGCCGGGGAGACCCAATTTGAGGTTGTTAGGAGAATTTTTATTGTCAAGGGCACATATAACAGCACTTTCGGAAACGGCTTGCCACTTAGGGGGCGGTGTTATATTGTGTTGGAAAATTATGAAGCCGTATCGTAAGGAGTAAAAATTATGGGCAATTTACCCCTCCCAGCTGGTACTTATAACTTTGATAACAATGCAAGAGCAAATATGTCTACTGGGCTGAAAACCGAGGCAATCGCCTAAGTAAAGAAATCATTGCTGGATTTGGTGGATTCTTGGAAAATCTTGATCATGGAATTTGTCGAAGAAATGATTCAGGAATTAAAGAATGAAAAAAAAGATTAAAATACTTTTTGTAAGTTTGGTGGTTTTACTTATGAGTTCTTCAATACAAGCGCAAGCTCAATCTATTGTGATTATTGCTCATCTCGACGATGAGGTCATCTGGATGCTACCGTTTCTTGAGCAATTCGACAAAGTTTATGTTGCAGCAGTACCTATGACTTATGGACACTGTAATATAGCAACCGAACTCTCTAAGCACTTCTCTGGTACGTGGTGTCCTACCAGAGGGATAATGGAGGTCGGGCCATATTGTGATAACTTCCTTAATAGAGAAATCGGCCCTTGTGCTGAATCAGGAGAGCTTGTTCCTGGTGATTACATCTTTGAATCAGGGACGTACGTTCTTGCAAGTAATGGCTTTATTTATGTCGATGGAGAAAAAGCCGCAACAGTAGAACTCAGCACAGGCAAATGCTATGGCCTGGGCGGAGATTTTATCGGCACGATGTCGGGAAACCCATCAGGAGAGATTCAGTTTACACATATCCCTGGTGGCGGTCCAGTTGAAACAGGAAGGTTTCATAAAGAGCGAACAAATGAAATAATCTTAAAAAAGCTCTTGAGGGACATAATCGCCGATCCCGAAGTTGACACAATCTATACTCATAATCCCTGGGGAGAGTATGGGCATGAACATCACCGAATGGTCAGCAATGTAGTCAGACAACTTGCGACACGATACGGAAAAGATGTTTGGATACCTAATATTGTTGTGGTTCGAGATGCAGGTGGATATTTGACCTATACAGGTGCCGATCTTTCTGGTATGGCTGATAAATGGGGATATTATCAAAGTTCTCTCTATAAACAACTCAGGAATGTCTTTTTAGAAGAAACTGAGAGAGCAAGGACATTGCCCTGGTATCCTGATTATTCTATTGGTTTTTGGACTTGGGGAGATGCAAATGATCGTCCTCAAGGAAATCAGCAGTATGTTTTGGCTGTTTCTGGTGGGGTTGACTATACCTTGGATAACTTAGTGATTCAGGAATTAATAAAAAGTGTTCCTGTTATTTAAAAGAAATAGAACATAAAAGGAGTAAATAATCATGGCCTGGACAGGAATTGGAAGAAATGAAAGTAATCAAAATCGAATAATTAACCCTGGGCATTATGATTTCCAAAATAGTTCTTTTGATATTGATGTTGACGGGAATATACTTCTTAATGGTCAAGTATCAGGTAGAGTGAACCTCAAGACAGGTCAATGTTATGGTTTAGGTGGTGATCATATTGGTGACATAGCGGCTGGGCATTATGGACAGCTTGGGTTCACCCACCTTGATGGAACTGTAGAAGCAGGTTCTGGTCCGTTACAAACTTATAGTGACCCCCCCCTTCAAAATCAAGAACCTGTAGTATCTTATAACCCTTACAGTGGGGACGGTGGCCGCGCACCCTTTGAAGGCCCCTTTTCTGGTGGCCCTTATCCGGTGCCAGATCAAGAACCTATAATATCTGATAGCTCTCCCATTAATGCCATGAGCCGCGCACTCCCTCAAGCAAAAGGTCGGCCCTCTGGTGAAGGCCCCATGCAAGGTGGCCCCCTCTATCCCGTTCAAAATCAAGAACCTATACTATCTCATAGCCCTTACAGTGGGGACGGTGGTGGCCCCTTCTATCCCCAAGAACCTGTAGTATCTTATAACCCTTACAGTGGGGACGGTGGCCGCGCACCCTTTGAAGGCCCCTTTTCTGGTGGCCCCTATCCGGTGCCAAATCAAGAACCTATAAGATCTGATAATTCTCACACTAATGCCATAAGGCGCGCCCTCCTTCAAGCAAGAGGTGGGCCATCTGGTGAAGGCCCCATGCATGGTGGTGCCTACCCGGTGCCAAATCAAGAACCTATAGTTAACCCTGGGCATTATGATTTCCAAAATAGTTCTTTTGATATTGATGTTGACGGGAATATACTTCTTAATGGTCAAGTATCAGGTAGAGTGAACCTCAAGACAGGTCAATGTTATGGTTTAGGTGGTGATCATATTGGTGACATAGCGGCTGGGCAAAATGGACAGCTTGGGTTTACCCACCTTGATGGAACTGTAGAAGCAGGTTCTGGTCCGTCAGGCCAAGCATCGTCCCAGGAGGGATCAGCCTTTAATCTTCCTGATGTATCTGGTGTTGAAGGCCCCTGGTCTACATCTGGTTCGCAAGGATCATCATATTCTGGAATGGGGCAACAATATGCCCCTACTATTGCCGGATGGATGTCTCAGTTACAAGAGAGCATGACGCCTGAAGCATTTCAGTCTTTAATCTCTGGGTCATACGATACGGCGGGACAGCAAATCAACCAGGGGTACGAGAAGGCCCAGAACTATTTGCCCACTATATACCAACAACAATTACAACCAGCGTTGCAGGGGGGATTAAATCAGCTTGCATCCAAGAATATGATTAATTCAACTACTGGGCAGGGAGTCTTGGCTAATGCAGCCAATACGGCATATCGAAGCATTTTGCCTCAACAAGCTTCACTTGCAGGGCAACAGGCAGGAGCATTGGGACAACTTGCAAGCCAGCAAGCAGCATATCAAACCTCTTATCCTGCAACGCTTGGTGGGCTTGCCAGCAATTTGGGCAGCTACACAACGCAGACAAGTGGTTCTCAGTCAGAAAGCCGCAATCCTTTGGCTCCCTATCAAATGGTTTATAATGCTTTGCCTTACATGGCTCAATATGGAAATCCGGGTGCCTAAAAATGGTACTTAACCAAAAAAGAGGACTTCGATAAATGGGTATAGCAAACGTTGGTTTAGGCGGTGCCCAGAGCGGGTTGGATATCTATCAAGGTTTTGACGAAGGAGATCCGGGTCAAGTCGCTGCCGGAGTACAGCAAGGATTAGGTGCTTATAACACTGCCAATACCGTACTAATACAACGGGCCTTTCAGCAAGGACTTCAAGAAGCAGCAGAAATGGGCCTTTCCGGAACTGCCGCAACTCAATATGCAAATCAGGCTGCCGAAGGGGCGGGATTGGCTGGTGCAAGTTCTGTCGGTGAATGGATTCCGTGGGTAGGCACCGGTCTTGCAGCTTACAACTTTGCAAAAGACCCGTCTGGCCGAACTGCGTTCGATCTTGGAGGAATGGCAGTATGGGCAGCAACAGGTAATCCTGCGGCTATTGTTGTTGGCGTGGGAATGGGAATTTTTAGTCATTTCATGTCGAAGCACGCACAGAAAAAGTGGGCAAAAAATCTAAAGCCCCGCGTTTCATGGCGTAATCCTGAGTTAGAAACAATACATATTGACAATGAAGGAAATTATTACTTACAGGACACAGGACAAAATCAAGCTCGTGTTCTCCTCAGGTATAACCCTGGAACCAATAAATTAGAACAATGCACGAATGAACGTCTGCATGGAGATCAGCCTGCAGATATACCAGAAACAGAATTTCGTAAACTTTTTCGCCAGGGGAAAGAAAAAGAAGCAATCGCCACACTTGACAATATAGGATGGGAAGAATTCGACCCACTTATATATAAACCGAAACCTCCTAAATTTGGAAGTAATAGATACAAATGGAAACCATTTGTATATTACAATGTGCCTTCATTGCAAGCTCAAATTTATAACCAGGTACTCGTTCCGTCTGGTCAAGTACCACAGTCACAAGGGGATTTCACGCCGGTCACTTTAGCCGGAAAACGATATTGGGCTGATGAATCTGGAATGGTATTTAATTCGGGCGGTCAAATTATAGGAAATCTTAGTGAAGACGGTAACAATGTAAACTCTTTCGTTTGCAGTTCAAAAACATCTGCAATAAACGATGATGGCACTGTTGACCCTATTCTGACTGGAAAGTTGAACAGGGAGCCGCAGGGGGGGGAATTAACTGATATCCATGCACCTGCTTTTATGGACAGTGAAGAGACTTCTATTTTGGGTTTGCCTGGCAGCATTAGCTTAAATAGGCCAAGGAATGATATCAGTGTCCGCAACATTAAAGAAGATACTCGCGGAGGAACGCCAGAAGATTGGGACAAATGGTGGTTAGATAATTATGGAATTACGTTTGATGAAGGCCAGAGCGGGAAATATTACGGCCAGTTTGTGCAAAATGGGGCATATAAGCAATTCCATCAATGGCAACGGGAACAAACTGGGAGCGCGCCCTACTCAAATTCTTTTACTCCTGGACACCCCCAGGGAGAACTTTATGCAAACGATCAATTAATTGGTTATGTAGATACCCGCAGAGGACATACTTACGATTTGGAAGGTAACTATCTGGGAACTGTTGGTGGTTTTTACGATGATGTCGGCTCATTAAGCTATAAAGAAGGCGATTCCCTGACTATTGATTTTGGTAGTTCCCAAGTCGTCCCAAACGAGGCTTATGCTCCTTTATTGTCAGATCAACCACCCTTTGCGGGAAATATACAACAGCAGCCCCCCGGCGATGCCGGTACATTATTGCCAAGGGAACCATCAATTCCCTCTTTGCCTGCTACCAACGGAGACCTCGCCCCGCCACAGCAGCAACCCCCTAGCGATACCGGTACATTATTGCCAGGGCAGGCCGAACAACCCACGGAACAGCCTGCGGCTACGGATGCAAGTATGTTGCTACCGCAGAATATTTTGGGCCACCAACCCACCGCTCAACAACCTCCGGCGCTTTCCTTGTCGGAAATAGCTGACGGAGCACAACCACAAACGGATTTTTTGGGAGGAACACAGCAACCCTCGTCTCTGGGCACGTTGTCCGGAATAGGGTCAATCGGAGGTAATAATATGAGCGGCGATACCGAAGGAACTCAAACTCAAATACAAGCGCCTGGTCCTCTGCCGGCGGGCGGAGCGGCTGTTTGGGAAATGTATTTGGATAATGTTTTTGGAAGTCCGGGTGCAGGTCAAGCGTCCTATTTAGCGCAGGCATTAGCCGGAGAACAGCAATACCGTGATGCCCAAAACCAGCAATATGTAGATGCTATACAACAAAATGTCCAACCATATAATCAAGCTATAGATGCAGCTAAAGCCAATCCGATTAATATTTCTTTTGGTGGAAAGCCAGTAGGCAACGTAATGATGGGTGGCGGCATGGCTGCTGAGCAGCAACGCTTAAGCGCTAATATGTTGGCTCCCCAGGCACAGCAAGATTACGCTCAACAGAATACCCCATACACGGCTTTTATGCGCTATGCAGATAGTCTTGCAAAGGCCGGAATGGATATGCAGAGGTTGGCTTATGGTGTTCCTTCGCAGACTACAGATGCAAGTGTACAGGTTCCAGGTCAACCAGTGTCTGGTCAGGTAGGTGACTGGTTAAATATAGCAGGATCAGGACTTGGAGCTTTGCAAACAGGTCTAAACGTATGGGACTTTGGACAAAATCAGGGATGGTGGGGGGGGGTAAATAGTAGTGGTACTTCACCCTATGCTGGTTTCGGAAGTCCCTGGATGTAATAAGTAGAGGTGTATTATGATAGGATCGTTAGCTGGTTTAGCAGAGAGTTCACAGCGACAAAATAGGGGAGCTTTAAGCGAAGGCCTCCAAAGTTTGAATCGGGGAATGGAATCTTGGCTTGGCTCAATGAAGGAAAGG